GTATTATTAAAAATGGACGCGCAAGAATTTCGTAGTCTTCAAGAAGCATATATGGAAGTTGTTGAGGGTGCCTCAGGAGATGTTGCTGATAGAGCAGCAAAACTTGAAAGGCAAAAAAAGGGACAAACTCCCGAAAGACAGGAGATGTATAGGAAACTTAAAAATAAAGCACGATCAAGAGAAGAAGAACCAGAAACTATAAAACGACATCAATCTCTTGGACATAAGGGGGGAGGTACTTTTGGTGCTGGTGGGCATATGAGAACTGGAATGACTCAATCGGATAGAGACAGAAACAGAGAAGCAGCAGCAACAAGATCTAGACGACTTTCTCCTTATGATCCAAAATATAAAAAACATACAGAAGGTTCTGGAACAGTAACCAAAAATCCTAAGAAACTTCGTAAGCAACAAGCGATGGGTGAGATTGGAGAAAACTTTGACCTTTACGATATTATCCTCTCACACTTACTTGATGAAGGATATGCTGAAACACCAGAAGCAGCAGAAGCAATTATGGTGAATATGAGCGAAGAGTGGAGAGAGAGTATTATTGGTTGATAAATATTAGTGCTTGTTTGTGGTTATTCAAGCAAAGGATTGGGGGCAGAAATGCTCCTTTTCTTTTATAAATAACTATAACCACAAACAAAGCAGATGGAAAGGTATTACGTTTACGCTTATTTGCGTGAAGATAGATATTCTCCTTACTACATTGGGAAAGGTTCTGGATTTAGAGACACAAATAAAAGAAAGTTAGGATTAGCTCAACGACCTCCTGATAGAGATAGAATAGTAAGAATAAAAGAAAACTTAACAGAACAAGAAGCATTATCTTTGGAAATAGCACTCATAAAGTTTTGGGGTAAAAAAGATAGTGGTGGTGTATTGGTTAATAAAACCGATGGTGGTGAAGGTACTTCTGGATCAAAAAGAGATAAAGCGTCAAGACAGAAAACCGGTATGTCTATGAAGGGGAAACCTGCTTGGAACAAAGGTATGAAGTTTCCTCCTGGAACATTTGGAAGACCAGTTAAGAATAATGTAGTAGAAACCACACTTTAAAAATAATAAAAACTGTTATAAATTATTAATGATCGCCTTATTGGGATCACAAAATCAAACCTCGCTTTCAAAGGAGCTACTATAATGACTAACCTCATGCGATATACCGCGTCGGATCTTCCTGCCCTATTGGAAAGGATTAACCGCAATAGTATTGGAATGGATGAATATTTTGATCGTCTATTTAATCTTCATGAAACAACTTCTAATTACCCCCCATATAACCTTGTTCAAGTTAGTAATGTAGAATCACGACTCGAACTTGCACTTGCCGGATTTAAGAAGGAGGAAGTACATGTATACACGGAGTATGGAAAACTTTTTGTCGAAGGACAGAAGGAAGATAGGGAGTCCGATACCAACTACATCCATAAGGGATTGGCTCAACGATCTTTCAAGAGAGCATGGACATTATCAGATGATACAACCATTAAAGAAGTTCTATTCGAGGATGGATTGCTAACCGTTGTTCTTGGTAAGATTGTTCCTGAGCACCATGCACGAAAGGATTATCTCTAAATAAAAATAAAAAAATGAAATCTTTTGACGAGTTCAAAACAATTGCATATAAGGGAGCAATCCCACATACTGTTTATTCTCAAGGAAAACAAAAGCAAGTTCCAAAAGGAAAAGCAGTTCCTGTAAGAAGTCGTTCAAGTGCTGGTGGTAATGGAGATGGTGACGGTGGGGAATAAATAGTATTGAATATCGTCGGCGCGAGGAGCACCTGGCAAAATCCAGGTTGACTCCTCCTTTTTTTGTTGCTACAATAGTAAGAGGTATGGAGTAAAAATGACTGTAAGACTAATGTTGCTTAAGTCTGGTGAAGACTTGATTGCAGATGTAAAAGAAATGGTAGTTGGTGACGAAGAAAATCCAGTTATGGTTGGATATTTCTTGAATAAACCATGCGTTGTTAAAATGACACCCCCATCAAATGTTCCAGAAAAGTTTGATGAAGAGGAAATGAAAGAAGACCCTTCAAAAGCTTCTTTTAGAGTTACCTTATTCCCGTGGATGCCACTATCTAAAGATAGTGTTATTCCTTTAACAAAGGAATGGGTGGTCACTATGGTCAATCCAAGTGATAAACTGAAAGATATGTATTTAAACGATGTTATAAACTATGGAAACGATAACCAAAGTAATAGTTCTACTGAACAATCAAATTCTGATAAGTCAGATTGAAGAAGTAGGCGCTGATATTGGAGAACCTGATTGTAAACTTATCAAACCTTTCTTAATAAGAGATGGTTCTCAGAAAGTTTTAGAACCTTTTTTGATGGGATATACAAAACAAGATTCGTTTATGATGAGTTCGGATAAGATTCTAACACTTGTTGATCCAACTCCAACTCTACTTGAAAAATATGAGGACTTGATTAAAGAATGAGATTTTACACTAATGTTCAATTGATTGGAAATCAGTTTTTGGTTCGTGGAGTAGAAAATGGTAAAAGATTTGAGACAAGAGATGAGTTCTTTCCAACTCTCTTTGTAAAAACTAAAAAAGATTCTAAGTATAGAACATTAAGTGGAGAATCGGTAGAACCAATTAATCCTGGAACAGTAAAGGACTGTCGAGAGTTCTATAAAAAATATGATGAAGTTGATGGATTTGAGATCTATGGAAATGATCGATATATCTATCAATACATCTCTGAAAAATATTCGGAGGATGAAATTAAGTTTGATATCAATAAAATTAAACTTGTAACTCTGGACATTGAGGTTGCTTCGGAGCAGGGATTCCCTGATGTAGAATCTTGTTCCGAAGAAATCCTTGCAATTACAATTCAAGATTATACAACTAAAAAAATTATTACTTGGGGGGTTCGACCTTTCAAGCATAATCGTAGTGACTTAACGTATCATCACTGCCCATCTGAATATGAACTTCTCAATAATTTTATTAATTATTGGATGATTGATGTTCCAGATGTTGTGACTGGTTGGAATATTCAATTATATGATATTCCTTATATCTGCAAGCGTCTGAATCGTGTTCTTGGCGAAAAACTGATGAAACGTTTTTCTAATTGGGGACTTGTCACAGAAGGTGAAGTGTTTATTAATGGACGCAAACACACCACATTTGATGTGGGTGGAATGACTCAACTTGACTATCTTGATCTTTATAAGAAGTTTACTTATAAGGCACAGGAATCATATCGTCTTGATTATATTGCTGAGGTAGAACTTGGTCAGAAGAAACTTGACCACTCTGAGTTTGATACCTTCAAAGATTTCTATACCCAAGGTTGGCAGAAATTTATTGAGTACAACATCGTTGACGTAGAACTTGTTGACCGTTTAGAAGATAAGATGAAACTGATTGAGTTGGCACTTACGATGGCATATGATGCCAAAGTAAATTATGCCGATGTGTTCTATCAAGTTCGGATGTGGGACAACATCATCTACAATTATCTTAAGAAAAGAAACATTGTAATTCCGCCAAGAAATAAAACGCAAAAAAATGAAAAGTATGCTGGTGCTTATGTAAAAGAACCAATTCCTGGAAAGTATGATTGGGTTGTAAACTTTGACCTTAATTCACTTTATCCACACTTGATTATGCAATATAACATCTCACCAGAAACTCTGGTGGATGAAAGGCATCCCACAGCAACTGTTGATAAAATTCTGAATCAAGAAATCAGTTTTGAACTCTATAAAGATTATGCAGTATGTGCAAATGGTGCAATGTTCCGCAAAGACGTTCGTGGATTTCTTCCTGAACTAATGGAAAAAATGTATCAAGACCGAGTAATCTTCAAGAAGAAAATGATTGAAGCGAAAAAAGAATATGAGAAGACTAAGAACAAGGAACTTGTAAAAGAGATTGCTCGTTGTAATAATATTCAGATGGCAAAGAAGATTTCTTTGAACTCTGCTTATGGTGCGATTGGTAATCAGTATTTCCGTTATTACAAACTTGAAAATGCTGAAGCAATTACTTTAAGTGGTCAGGTTTCTATTCGTTGGATTGAAGGTAAAATGAATTCTTACCTCAATAAAATTCTTAAAACAGATAATGTAGATTATGTTATTGCTTCAGATACTGATTCCATTTATCTTAATATGGGTCCTTTGGTTGAAACTTATTCAAAGGAAGAGAGAAAACTACTGAAAGCGTTGTTTCGTTCCTTGATAAGGTCGCTTCGTTGGAACTTGAAAAATATATTGAAAGTTCTTACCAAGAACTGGCGGACTATGTAAATGCATATGATCAAAAAATGCAAATGAAGCGGGAGAACATTGCAGACCGTGGAATTTGGACCGCTAAGAAACGATACATTCTTAACGTTTGGGATAGTGAGGGTGTTCGCTATGAAGAACCTAAACTGAAAATGATGGGTATTGAAGCTGTTAAATCTTCTACTCCAGCTCCTTGTCGCAAAATGATTAAGGATGCATTAAAACTTATGATGAGTGGAACAGAAGATGAAGTAATTGATTTTATTGAGAATGCTCGCAAAGAATTTAAAAACCTCCCACCAGAGCAAATTTCATTCCCTCGCTCTGCCTCTGATGTAGTTAAGTATCAGTCTTCGTCTCAAATTTATATCAAGGGAACTCCAATTCATATTCGTGGAGCACTTCTCTTTAATCATTACATTAAACAAAATAAACTTACAAATAAGTATTCACTTATCCAAAATGGGGAAAAAATTAAGTTTATCTATCTGAAGAAACCTAATAGTATTCATGAAAATATTATTTCTTTCATTCAGGAATTTCCAAAGGAACTTAATCTTGAC